AGCTGTTCGGGCCGTAGATGCTTTCCGTGCCGGTGGATTTACTGGAGTTGTTTACTTAATGCCGCAGGGCGGCGTGGTAGATCCATACGAAAGTAATAAGTTAAACATTGCCAATATTTGTTGCGAACGTGGATTTAATTACAGTCCAAGACTACACGTAGACTTATGGGGCAACGGTTGGGGCAAGTAAAGGTAAGGTACGGAATGTGGCCAGGATTTACTTATAGTATGCCAATACCCGGAATGATAGACCAACAACACGATTCATTCTACGATCGTGCTTACTGGCGATTGAAGTTTTTATGGTCACCTAAGCGTAGTGCATTAACAGGACGTTGGCTATACCTGCGTCGAGTATATGAAGGAACAGCAATGTGGACAGGGCCGGGCGACCCTGTGTTTGAGTTTAGATACCACGAGCCCCAAGAACATTTAATATGGAAATTAAAACAATGACAACTTTTACAACCGAAGATAGATTGGCCGTTGCGCCATTGCAGGATCGCATCACTACTTGGATTAAGGACTATGCCACCTCAGCTGGTATGAAAAGTCTGGTAGTAGGAATTAGTGGCGGTATTGATAGTGCTGTGGTCAGCGCACTTTGCGCCCGCACTGGGTTGAACACTGTGGCAGTGACCATGCCTATCCGCCAACGTCCCGAACTGCACGATCTTAGTATGTGTCAAGGTGCTTGGTTAGCCAACAACTTTGACAATGTGCGCCACGAGATTATTGACCTAACTACAACCTTTGATGAGTTTGAAAATCGGCTGTCAACATACAATAATTTGTTAGGATTTGCCAACAGCCGTAGTCGCTTGCGTATGGTTACACTTTATCAAATCGCCCAGAGCGTCGGTGGACTTGTAGTCGGAACTGGTAATAAAGTAGAAGATTTTGGTGTAGGATTTTATACCAAATACGGTGATGGTGGCGTGGATATTAGTCCTATTGCTGACTGCTACAAAACAGAAGTATGGCAAATGGGCCGTGAGTTGGGTGTGTTACAGGATATCATTGATGCTCCTCCTACTGATGGCTTATGGGATGATGGACGTACCGACGAAGATCAACTGGGTGGAATGACTTATGTTGACTTAGAACTTGCCATGAAACAGGACGAGGGCACTATTCTAGTGAAAAATAGTTTAGAGCTAGAACGCCTGCAAAAATACCAAGAAATACGTGCTCGTAGCCTGCACAAAATGAATCCTATTCCAGTGTTTAAAAAATCTTGACCCAGATACAAAAACCGGATAAATTAGTCTGTAGCACTCAACTATTATATCAAGGACAAAAATGAAAAAGATCGGCTTCATCGGGATTGGAAAATTAGGATTAGACTGCGCCGAAGTATTTGCAGAAAAACACGAAGTACGCGGTTACGACATTTACCCACGCACTAGCGACACAGTAAAAGTATGTAGCATAGAAGAAGTAGTTAACGAAAGCGAATGGATTTTTATCGCGGTTCCTACTCCACACGCCGAGGGATATGATGGGTCGGTCCCTTCAAGTCATATGACTCCACGAGACTTTGGGCATGATGCTGTCGTTGATGCTATTAACAATGTAAATAAATATGCTACCTCCCCTAAGAAGGTAGTGTTAATTAGTACAGTGTTACCAGGAACTACTCGTAAGAAGTTTATTCCGTTACTTGATACAAAACACGAGTTTGTTTACAATCCTTATTTGATTGCCATGGGTTCAGTTAAGTGGGACATGGTCAATCCAGAAATGATTATGTTGGGTACCGAAGATGGTAGCCTGACTGGTGTTGCCGGTGAGCTCAAAGAATTGTATGAAACAATCATGCAGAACAACCCACGCTACGAAGTTGGTACATGGGACGAGTGCGAAGCTATCAAGATTTTCTACAACACATTTATTTCAGCCAAAGTTGGCCTAGCCAATATGATTCAAGACTTTGCCATGAAAATTGGCAACATCAACGTTGACGTTGTTACGGATGCCTTGGCCAAGAGTACCATGCGTATCATGGGACCCAAGTATATGACCGCAGGTATGGGCGATGCAGGTGCTTGTCATCCACGCGATAATATTGCTCTACGTTGGTTAGCCGAGGAATACAACATTGGCTACGATCTGTTTGACACAGTCATGCATGCTCGTGAGATACAGGCAAAGAACCTAGCTGAATTTTTAGTCACAGAAGCTACCAAAACTAAACTACCAATTGTCATCCACGGCAAGGCCTACAAACCAGATGTTGAGTATTGCATTGGTAGTTACAGTACCTTAGTCGGGCATTATGTTAAAGAATGTGGATTTGATGTAAGTTATGTCGATCCACTCAGTGACGACCCAACCGAAGTGGTTGCTACTGTAGACACTCCAGCAGTATTTTTATGGGCACACAACCGTAAGATCACTTACGAATACACCGGTGACCAACTAGATACACAACCGTACTGCAAAATTATGCCAGGAAGTGTTATTGTTGATCCATGGCGTAAACTGCCATTGGACATGGCCGACATTACTGTGGTACACTACGGTAATACAAGACTCTAAGGAACCCAATGGGCATATTTGATCGATTTAAAAAGAAAAAACCAGAAGTTAAGGCTGACCCTAAACCAAAGAAAGTAACAAAGACTGAAAAAGAAATTGCTACTGAACGAGGCGAGCCGTGGGTAACTATTCTTAGCATGGATGTCGATCCTGAGAATATGCAAAATGGTGCATTTGAATTAGATTGGAACGATAAGTTTGTAGCTAATTTAGTCCGTGCAGGCTATCAAATGGGTCCCAAAGATACCGATGCTGATGTTGTATATCGTTGGTTTACTGCTGTATGTCGTAACGTAGTTTTGGAAACCTACGAACAATATGAAGCTATGAATCCTGAACGTGACCGTGTGGTCAAAACTCGCAACATCGGTGATGGTCGTTCCGAGGTGTCGTGATAATGAAGCTAGGTGTATTCGGCGATAGCTTTGCTAATAAACAGTACCTTAATAGTCAACAATCTGTGATATGGTACAATTTTTTACAAAGAGAGCACGGACATACCGTTGACTGCTTTGGCGAAAGCGGGTCAAGTATAGAATTTAGTGCTCAGTTAATCAAACAGCATGCCAACAATTATGATTTAGTAATATGGTGTTTAACCATTCCAGGTCGATTTAGTTTTTCGCAATTGTCCAAAGATTATTCTTACCATATTACTAATGCATTTGATAAATGCTATACCAAGGATTCTGATCTTATTAAAAAACATGAAGTATGTGTTGATTATTTCAAATACATATTTGACTGGGAAACTGAAAATTTAATTGGAGAATCAATTGTATCTTATATACAAACAAAATTTCCTAATATTATGATTATTCCTTGTTTTTTCTCGCCTCTTAATTATGAATTTCATTTATATAAATTATGTCAACAAGAAAGCGAGCAGTACTTTCCTGGACAACAACTCCATGAAGTTTATAAAAGTTATCAAGATTTGAGGCCTGGTCATTTTACTCCAGAAAATCAAAAAATTTTAGCCAAATTAATCAATGATAAGTTAACCCCGGGAATATTTCAAACCAGCTACGATAATTTTGTTAAACCCGTCGCTCCATTCAACCAATTATTTCAAAAAAAATGATGCTATATGTAAACGGCGATAGCCACACTGCCGGAGCTGAAGCAGTCAACCCCCATGCATTTGCCGAGGACGACGCCTCTCTATTTTATCTAGGCCGTAGTCCACATCCAGCAAATCTTGCAGTCAGTTGGGGGAAGTTATTAAGTTTAACTTTAAAATCAGCATTTCGTTGTGATGCCGAAAGTGGCAGTAGTAATAGTCGAATTATACGTAGTACAAATCAATGGCTAGCAGATGCCGGTCGAGATCATCCTGATTTGTTAGTTATTATACAATGGAGCACCTGGGAACGCGAAGAGTGGCTCTATGAGGGCGAGTATTATCAAATTGGCGCCAGTGGAACTGACGGTGTTCACGTAGGACTAGAAGAACGATATAAACAATTTGTAGCCGCAGTTGACTGGCAAGAAAAAACCGAACAGGCACACGATGAAATTTGGCAATTTCATCAAAAACTTAAAAAACAAAATATACGTCATATATTTTTCAACGGCAACAACGATTTTTCTAAGATAACTAAACAAAAAAAATGGGGGAAAAACTACGTTAATCCATACGACCCTGGCCAAACATATGACGCTATTATACGCTCACAAGGTATAGACACTGTTATGCCCGGTTCTTGGCATTTTGGCAAAGACGGACATTCGGCTTTTCACCGTTTTATGCTTGATTATATTATATCCAACAAATTCATTTGACTTCTAGCACAATTTCTGCTATAATGATAGTATGAAATATGTCCTAATAGATACAGCTAACTTATTCTTTCGTGCTAGACACGGTGCTTTTCGTGCTAGTGATACTTGGGAAAAAGTAGGATTTGCCCTCCATGTTACCCTAATGGCCGCTAACAAAATGGCCCGTAGATTTGAAGCAGATCATGTGGTTTTTGCCTTAGAAGGGCGCAGTTGGCGCAAGGATCATTACAAACCCTATAAAGCCAACCGTACTGTAGCCAGGCAAGCTCTGACAGAAGCCGAAGCCGAAGAAGACAAAATGTTCTGGGAAACCTATGATAATTTGACTAAATACTTGAGTGAGAGGACCAACTGTAGCGTATTGCGTTGTCCTACCGCAGAAGGTGACGATATCATTGCTCGCTGGATTGCTTTACACCCCCAAGATGAACATGTAGTAATTTCAAGTGACACCGACTTTGTGCAGTTGCTTGCTTCAAATGTTAAACAATACAACGGTATTACAGACGAGTTACACACTATAGAAGGAATCTTTGATGCCAAAGGCAAAGC